AGCGGTATTTCAAAGCTCTCGCAAGGTCTTAACAAAGACGCCATATCTAATCAAAATTCACAAGGAATGGTCGAGCAGCTCGTTAATCTTTCACAACAGCGTTCCAAGATCATTGCAAGAAACTTCGCAAATAATTTCTTAAAGCCTTTATTTCTTGAGATATATAGACTGTGTATATTACATGAAAACTCTCAAAAAATTATAGATGTTGCAGGAGCTTACGCACAAGTTACTCCAACACAATGGCAAGATAGACAAGATGTTGAAGTAGCATTTAAGTTAGGTTACGGAGAAACTGAAAGAGAAGCACAAAAGTATAATGCTATGCATATGCAGCTATCTCAAGATCCAGGATTACAAGCTAACTATGGTATGAAAGAACGATACAATATGGTTCGTCAATCTTTGTTAGCTCAAGGTATAAAAGATGTTGATACATACTTAATACCACCTGATAAAATACCTCCTCCACAACCATCGCCTGAAGAGCAAATGCAACAGCAAATAGCTATGAAGAACATGGAAATGGAAGAAAGAAAAATAGCAGTTCAAGAGCAAAGACTACAGCTTGATGTTGAAGAAGCTAAATTCCGTATGGAATTAGAATTAGCTAAATCAGAAGCAGAAATTGCTAAAATGACTACTGAAGAAGACAGAAAAGATTTTGACTCAGAAACTAAAGCAGATGTTGCTTACGAAGAGTTAAAGTTACTTAAGTCTCAACCTGAAGAACAAACTACAGGAATAGTTAGTCCAAATTCATAACATTATAAGGAGAGACAATGGATAATGTTAATACAGAGTTATTGGTCAAACAAGGCCAAGACGCAGAAATACTTTTAAAAAATGAAAGTTTTAATAAAGTAGTTAAAGGATTACTTGATCAATATGTTCAAGTATTTTTTAATACTGATCCAGCACAAGCTGATGAGCGAAATATTGCTTATTATAGTGCGCGTTCAGTTCAAGAAGTAATTAATACATTAAATCAACAAGTATTAATGAAAAATCAAATAATAGAAAAGAATGAGGAATAGAAATGTCAGAGACTACAAACGCGTCTGCTGAAAAATCACCTTTTGATGCTTCTTTTGGTTCGTCCGAAGAAGCAGAAAATGCCTTTATGTCTCAGTGGAAATCCGCTGAAAAGCCAGAAGAAGACGAGACTAAAGGTGACGCTAAACCTGTTGATGAAGTTAGAGCAGCAGAAGAAGCGCCTGAGCAAGCAGAAGTTCAAGAAGAAACAGACCTTCAAGAAAAAGAATCTGAAGATTACGAATACGTAACTGTAGAAGTTGATGAAGACGGCAATGAAACTATTGTTGACGAACCAACAACTGCATCACTTATAGCTGATGATGATATGATCACAAAAGTTAAAGTAGGTGAAGATGAATTAGAAGTATCTGTTAAAGATCTTAAACGACTACATGGTCAAGAAAAATCTCTAACAATTAAATCGCAAGAAGTTGCTACTCAAAGAAAAGCACTTGAAGATAAATCATTACAATACGAAGCGTCCTTACAAAAGCTTATGGAAAAAGCTCAAGAACGTTATAAGCCATATGCAGAAGTCGACATGTTAGTGGCTGCAAAAACTATGAGTGATGATGACTTTATGCAATTAAGACGCGAGTCTCAAATGGCTAAAGAAGATTTAGATTTTTTTACACAAGAAGCATCTCAGTATGCAACACAAGTAAAAAATGATTATCAAAAAAGACTTCAAGAAGAAGCATCAAAATCAATTAAAGTACTTAAAGAACGAGTTCCTGATTGGTCTCAAAACTTATACAATGATGTTAGATCTTACGCTATTAATCAAGGTTTACAAGCAGAGGTTGTAGATACAATTGTCGAACCTACTGCAATAGAAATGATGATTAAAGCTATGAGATATGATCAAGGTAAAAAAGTTGCCACACAAAAAAGAGTTGTGAGGAAACAAAAGCGAGTTTTAAAATCAGGTACTAGTAATCCTACAACATCTAAAAAAAGACAAGGTGATGCTATGGATAAACTATATAAATCTGGAAGTACCGACGATGCTATGAATGCTTTTATGTCGAAGTGGCAAAAATAAAATTAACGTCATTTTTAGAGAAGGATAAAACTAATGGCTACATGGCAAACCTACCAAGAAGTAGGTATTAAGGAAGATATTTCAGATATTATCTCTAATATTTCTCCAACCGCGACACCTTTCCAATCATCAATTGGTAAAGAAAGCGTAAGTAATACGTTGTTTCAATGGCAAGAAGATTCACTAGCTTCAACTGCAGAAAATGCAAGAGTTGAGGGAGCTGATTTTTCTGACGCTACACTAACAGCAACCACTATGAGATCAAACTATACTCAGATCCAATCTCATACTATTAAAGTATCAGCAACTTCAGACGCAGTTGATGCGTACGGAAGGGCCAAAGAAACGGCTTATCAACTTTCGAAAAAAGCAGCTGAATTTAAACGAGATATAGAATTTAATCTTGTTGGTAATAGAGGTACTGGTGGTAATAATGCTGCAGCAGGTAGTGCATCAGCTGCAAGATTTACCGCTAACTGTTGGGGTAATGACGCAGCAGGTAATGCTGTTATAGCAAATAAAGTAGATGCAGGAACTTCAGCAACACTATCTGAGGCTAATATATTAGCTCTAGGTGATGCTTTGTATGATGATGGTGCAGAAGCATCTATTCTTATGATTAAGCCTGCTGACTCAACTGTTATAGCAGGTTATACTCGATCTGCAGTAGGTAGTGGTAACGCTAGACAAGAGCACTTTTCAAACGGTGGTAGAACTCTTGTTAACGTTGTTGATGTGTATATTTCTCCATATGGTGAATATAAAGTTGTAATGAATAGGTTTATGAAAACTGATGTTGCATTCTTGTATGATCCAGCTGATTGGAAAATAGCAGAACTACGTCCAATGACTAGAGAGTTACTTGCCAAAACTGGTGATGCTGATACTCACGCATTGGTAACTGAATATGGCTTAAAGCACGCTAACTATAACTTATCCGGTTATATTTACGACTTAGCTTAATTAATTATGGGGCGTCTTGATTTAGCTCTCCTTGCAAGGCGTCCCATTATTTAAGGAGAATTTATGGATATTAAAGATATAAAGCACAGCATAGTGCAAGAAGGAAATAAGTTATATACAACTAAAACCCAAGAAATACCTGATCATTTTTTAAAAAGTTTAGATTATCAAAAACAACAAGGTGGTTGGACTGATAGTAAAGACATGATGAAAATGGCTTCAATACCAGTTGCAGTCGTTGATCAGATGTTAAGAGAAGGTGTTGATGTATATAAAGCTCCAATTAAAGATATTATCAAATGGTTAAAAAATAATGATTGTGAGCGTTTCCTTACTCATTAAAGGAAATTTAAATGGCAACTTACCTAGAATTACAAAACGATGTAAAAAATCTAATTAACCGATCCGACTGCACTACAGATTTAGCAAAAAGTTTTTTAAAAAGTGCATCACAAAAAATTCAAAGAACATTAAGATTTCCAGGATTAGAAAAACTATTTTCAGTTACTGTTGGTACTACGTCTTCACAACTTTATGATCAAGCTGATGGTAAAGTTTATATACCAGGCGACTATATTGAAATGGTTCAAGCATATACAGGGTTAACACAATCTAACGATGCTGTACTTAATCGTGTGCCTTTAAGTAGATTTATAGAATTATCAGGATCACTTCCACAAACTGGAAAACCTCAATATTATACTCGACTACAAAACTTTTGGTACGTAAAACCTATACCTACAGTAGGCACCGTTTTTCATTTTGTGTATAGAGGTGAAGCAGAAACATTAACTAATGATACTGATACAAATACTTTGTCTTTAGTTTCTCCAGATTTAATAACTTATGGTGCATGCATATACGCTGCAGATTATTTTAATGATGATCGCAAACCAATTTATGAATCATCATACAACCAAATGAAATTAGAAATAGAAGAGCTTATTTTAAGTACTGATCAAGCATCTGTAGATGCAAAAGTACAACCAAGTGTTTCTTTTGAACTTGATATAATTAATTAGAGGTAAATATGGCAACATCTGTTTTTCAAATAACTGGAGCTAATGCAACTGCATTACAAACGTATGCTTCAACAATAGAAGTATATGCTAATGCTGCCTCTGCGTCTGCAGATGCTGCAAAAATAAGTGAAGATAATTCTGCTGCTAGTTTAGCTTCAATTGGAACAAACGCAACGCTTGCAGCAGACGCAGCAGCAAGTGCAGCTTCAACATTAACAGCTTCAACAAACCATCAAGCCGATGCACAAAAATTAGCAGTAAATCCACATAACAGCTCATTTAGTTTGTCATCAACTAACGGTGGAACCTCAGGCTTATATTCAGCATTACACTATTCTACTTTAGCTACGGCAAGTCAGTCAGCAGCATCTACTAGTGAAACCAATGCAAGTGGATCAGCGACTGCGGCAGCAGGTTCAGCTACTACCGCAGGTCATTACGCAGTAAAGATTGATGACTTAGTGCCAAGTACCTCAGACTACTCAGCTAAGGCTTGGGCAACTAATACCATAGTCGATACCTCAGGTGGTGGATCTGCTAAGTCTTGGGCGACTAAGGCTGACAGTGCTACTGTAGACGGATCAGAGTATTCATCTAAGACATATGCAATTGGTGGTTCATTAACTGTTGGATCTGCTAAGAACTGGGCATTAGGCGGTGGTTCAGGTTTTACTACATCAACAGCAGTTGCAGGTGGTGTTTACTCAGCAAAGTATTATGCCGAGGCAGCTCAATCTGCTGCATCAAATGCACAAGGATCACTTACATCATTCCAAGCCGTTTACCTTGGATCAGGGTCTTCAGATCCATCTTCAGGTCATACTGCAGGCGATATATTTTTTAATAATACAGTAAATAAACTTAAATATTATAACGGAAGTTCTTGGATACCTATAGAAGCAGCAGCAAGCAATACGGCATCACAAGGCTTTGCTATAGCAATGTCGGCAGCTTTATAAAAGGAATAAACAATGGCTCAAAATTTTAGACGAATATTACTCAATGCCGTAGGAACATCTGAAGCAGATGCACCTGACGGAGCTAACTTTACACATTACAACACCATTATTGGTATAAACATGGCAAACATAACTGCCAATGCTATTACAGGTAGTTGCTATCTTAAGAAAACAATAGATGGATCAGAAGTCACATTTTATATTGTAAAAGATGCACCAATTGCAAGTGGTGGTTCGCTTTCAATTAACTCTAAATTTATAGTTGAAAGTGGTGACCGTCTTTATTTTCAAAGTTCAGTAAATAGTTCTATGGACGTTGCAGTTAGCTATGTTCAAGAAATAAGCGATTAGGAGCTGCCATGAGTTACATAGGTAATCAATCACAAACAGCTTACTCGGCAATGGTAAAGCAAGACATTACAGGTAATGGTGGTACAAGTTATACACTCAGCCACCCTGTAAGTAACGAAAACGACATATTACTTTACATTAATAACGTAAAACAAGAGGGTGGCTCAGGTAAGGCCTTTACAGCCTCAGGTACTACATTGACCTTAAGTGAGGCCATAGCCAATACAGATACCTGTTACGTTCAGTATATCGGTCTAGCAATACAGACTGTAGTTCCACCTGACGGCTCTGTAAGCACAGCAAAGATTGCAGATAGTGCAGTAACTTCTTCTAAATTAGCTTCAGGTGTCATAATACCTACTGCTGAAGTTCTCCTCATTGGAGGAGGTGGAGGTGGAGGTGGTGGTCTTACATCATCAGGAGTTGGTAATGGTGGTGGTGGTGGAGCAGGAGGTGTTGTTTTTGGAACATTTTCTTTAACTTCAGGTTCAGGATTTCAAGCTATTGTTGGGTTAGGTGGGGCAGGAGCAACAGTTGGTAGCACTACAAGAACAGATGGAAACCCTAGTTATTTTGCTCAATTCAAAGCAGATGGTGGTGGACAAGGTGGAAGCTATTATGGTGGCACTACCATGAACGGAAATACTGGAGGTTCAGCAGGAGGTGCAGGATATGCTGTTTCTGCAGGAACTGCTTCAACTACACATGGCTTTTATCAACTTGGAAACAATGGTGGCTCATATACTAATAGTGGAGATTATCCATCAGGTGGTGGTGGTGGAGCAGGAAGTGTAGGTGGCAATTCTACTGCTAATGTTGGTGGTGCAGGAGGAACTGGTACAAATGCATATTCTACTTGGGCAACTGCAACATCTACTGGAGATAGTGGTTTCTATGCTTCAGGTGGTGGAGGTGGTTCAGATGGAGGAACAGCAGGTGTGTCTCCATCAGGTGGAGGAGCAGACGGTACTAATTCAGGCTCAACACCTACATCAGCAACTGCCAATACTGGAGGTGGTGGAGGTGGAGGGGGAAACCCTGAAGGTTCATCAGGCACTTCAGCAGGAGGTGCAGGAGGTAGTGGATTAATAATAGTTCGTTATTTAAGTTCAACAAACTTAGCAACTGGTGGAACAATTACTTCATCAGGTGGTTATAAATACCACACTTTTCTAAGTGATAGTACGTTTATAGTAAGTTAGGAGCATAGAGAATGGCAATAAGTAAAATTCAAGCTGAGTCAATGAACTTAGCAGATACCTATGCATTTAGTGGAACTGTAAGTGGTACTCCTGATACTAGCGACATGAAATTATTATTAAGTGCTACCATATCAAGTGCAATTGGCGAATACGATATTTCATCTACTTATATAAACTCAACATACGATACCTATTATTTAGATGCTTCATTTCACTCAGTAACTGATAGTAAGTTATTATATATGAATCCTTTTGTTGGTGGAGTTATTGGTAACTCAGGTATAGCTTATGCAAATTTTAATATAGATACTGGGCAAAGAGTTTTTTCTGATAGCAGTACTATTATTAGATGTGCTTACAATGCTGTAGGAAATGCTGCAGGAGAAAGTATAAGTTTAAATGGATATTTACAAAATATAAATAGTACAACAATTCCTTGGTGTTTTTCTGGAATGTCAAATTACTATATGACAAATGGTTATCATTCATCAAATTGTGTAACTGGAGGTTACGTTGTAGCTAATCGTGCTCTTGTTGTAAATGGTTTAAGACTTTGGTTTTCTGGTAGCAGTATAGAAGAAGGCACAGTTAAATTATATGGATTGAGGAAGTAACATGGCAAATATAAACAAAATGGTTGATGGTCAGTTACGAGAGATGACTGATGCAGAACAAGCAGATTATGATGCAAGAACTACTGCATGGGATAATGATGCACCTAACAGACGTATGGCAGAACTTAGAAGTCAAA